GTTTATCACTTCGTCAAAGTTTTGACGTGGAACAACGATTTCTCCTGGAGTTAGCACGGCAGGAACCGTGTCCGTTCCAATCTTCAACCCTCCAGGAGCGTTGGGAATAATGCCCCCTTTAGCTGCTGAAGTAACCTTACCGATCTGTTCTAACCCAAATGCTACAGCTGCTGCTGCTGAAATAGCTCCTAAGATAGGACCAGCCGGATAACCTAAAGCATCTACTGCACCTTTAAATACAGAAGAAGCAGTCTGTGCAGTATTAATAGTAATCTGAGTAACCGCTGCAGCCTTACCTATGGTTTTTAAAACGGAGTTTTGACTTGTCTGAAGTTGAATTAGTCCTTCACTAAAAGCTTTAGCACCTTGGATCTCTGCACTTCGTAGAACGTCTTGAAGTGTGGCATATGCTTTTCCGTACTTAGCTTCTTCTAGTAATCTTGTCGCGTATTCCTTTTGCTTAAGAGCCAACTCCTCTTGAGCTGCCTCTTTTATGATCTGTTTTTCTCGAAGCGTAATAGCTATTTTAGCGTCAGAAAATTGCTGCTCTTTTTCTAAAACCAAAAGGCGAAGCTCGTCGTCAAGCTCTTGTTGTAAAACAATCTGCTCGTTAATTCTAATTTGCTTATCTACAAGCGCTTGAATTTCTTCTTCGTCTTTAGCTTTAATTAAAGCTAAATTTGTTTCGTTACGTTCCTTTAACAACGCCTGAAACTTGTCGCTATATTCAAACTCCTCAGCCAGTAATTGTTCCTTATGAAATCTAGTATTTTCTAATTCGATCTCTTGATCTTTAGTTCTAATAGCAGTCTGTTCAGCTTGTATCTTTTTTCGATTTGATTCCTGCTCTCCTTCTTGACTCGCTAGCTTGTCTCTACTGGCTTGAAGAACCTGGAGCTGAGTGTTTAATTCAACTAACTGTTGTTTAGATTTACCAAATCCAAAAAAATCAGATCCTCCAGTTTTATCGATAAATTCTTTTAGTTTTTCTATTCGAGTCTGCAGGTTTGCTATTTCAGTATCGGCATCTTTGACAGTTTTTAAATCTGTAATCTTTGAAGTGAATAATCCAAGATAGTTTGCAGCAATTAATAAAGCTCCAGATACAGCCGCCAATCCGAGCACCAAAGGACCTAGCGTCGTACTTAAAGCGATGGAGGCAACTTTCAATCCGGTCATTACAAACCCGGCTCCAGCTAGAACAGTTATAAGTCCTGTTAGAATGCCTGCAAATATACCCACTTGAGCAATCAGGTCTATCAATCCCTTATTGTCTTTTAAGGTTGTGGTAAATTCAGTTAATAGTTTTGTGATTCTCTCAAATGCAGGAGCTAGACGCTTACCAAATTCTTCCTGAAGCTCCCCTACAGCAGCTGCAAGTCCCTTTATAGAACCAACACCTAAAAGGGCCGCCTCAGCTTGCCCCTTATGCTTTTTATTTACGCCCTCTATAATCTGAGATAGTTTTTCCTGCTTACTAGCATTCCCATCAACCTCAACGCCAGACCTGGCTAATGCATTAGTTGAGCTACCTATTGTTTTAGCAACAGCAGCAAATGCACTATCAAGGTCTTGTCCAGTTCCTGCTGCTAAATCTAAAACAGCCTTCGTTAAATCCTCAGTAACCTCGATGGCTCCTAAGTTACTTTGTAATAAAGCTTGACCCTGAATGATCTGCTCATCTGCTACACCAGTTAAGGTCTGTAGAGCAGAGGCTTGGTCCGTATATTTTTGAACCAAAGCATCAGAGGCTATGCCTTGATTTCTAAGGGCTTGGCTTAATGAATTAGTAGCTTTTTCTTGCTCTCCAAAAGCTCTAAGCGCAATAAACGCTTCAGCTGTAAGAGCTGCAAAGGCAATCCCTGCTGTCTTACCCGCAGTGGATAATACGTCGTTAAAATCTTTAACGTCTTTTTGAGCTTCTTTAATGGCCTTTGTAAAGCCATCTATCTCTCCAGTAATCTTTATCTTTACGTCACTATCTGCCATGTTTTGCCTTTTTCATTTTAAGTAAACTATCAACAGCATGCTTCGTTTTTGCCGTCTCTTCAGGAGTAAGTTTAGAAGGCTCCTCGGTTCTCTCTGAAATTGTAGGTATTTTTATGCCGTGAATACCAGCATGAAAGGCATACTCGTTATGATTTCTCTTAGAGATATTTTCTAGCAAGTAATTTACCTCCCTGTAAGTTAACTCGCCTATCCGGGTAATACTCCAACCATACTGGTTGGCTAGTAAATCAATTACTTCAGACCAGTCTGTAGATCGACCTTTGACTTCGCCTTTTTTTTTACTTCCTTAGGCTGTGACTTTTCAAAAGATTCTCTAAGAGCATTTACAATACCTAATATTTCATGCGGCTTCATAGAGGTCATAAATACTTCAGGTCCAGACATTCGTCTAATACTAGGCTCACCTTCATCACTAATCGTTTCAACGTCCTTAGCTAGAAAGTCTGATTTTTCAACCAGTAATCGATAAGAGAATTTAATAATATTTCCAAGATCCGGATTAGTAGCACTAAACATATTTTGAAGTTTATCCATACCGCCGATCTTTTCGGAAAGCCAAACTTGGTCTGCTACACTGACAAGTCTTAGATGATATGTCTTTTCACTAACAGTAAATTCAGGCAACGTCGGATAAATCTCGTTTAGTTCCATAGCCATCAGATTAAATAAATTGACTTTAAAAGCATAGAAAATATACTTCTATGTATTACATAGAGGGGTATTATTAATGATCCATAGAACTAAAATGGTTACGTTTCGAGTCACAGAGTTAGAGTTTAAAAAACTAAAACAGGCTGCTAAAAACTGTGCTGAAGGTGATCTGTCTGAATATATTCGATGGTGCTTATTTAATTCTAAAATTATAGCAAATAAGAAGGGATCCAAAAAGGACCCCCCTCATGAACTCTGTTAAATATAATTAGACTGTTGTAGGCACTACAGTGTGGATTCTAAATACTCCAGATTGAGCTGAATCAAACAATAATTTAACTGTTGATTCGTATTCGGCCCATACTTTTTCTTCAAACCCGATTGGAAGACCAGCTGCTAAACATCGATATGCATCGATATAAAACATCTCGCCAGTTCCACGTTTTGCAGCAGCTACTAAGCAACCAAACTCTGGGTTAGTATCCGTAGCAGCTCCAATGACAACTTCCATTGAATCCGTATTGATAGGTCGGGTTTCAAAAGTAGCAGTGTCTCCAGTGGTCATTCCGATTGTTCCAGATCCACCTGTGAATTCAATTCCAGTTCCTGGAATCTCTGTGGCAGAAGAAGCAGTGATCGTCAAAGCTGACGATGTAATTTTCAATAAATCAGTTTGATATTCGCTATCAGTCCCGCGTGCGAAATCTAGGTCTGTATAAGCAAATACATCAACCGTTGTTGCGCTGATTACTTTAACAACGTACTTTTGAAATTTTAAAGTAGCTGTTTGACCAGACTTAACAAGCGCTGTTGCAATACCCGTTGTTGCATGTTTTGCAGATGTTCCATATTTATTTGCAAACGCAATACTTACAGCTCCGCCAGTTTCTGCAGCGTTGTCTGTAGGAGCTTTTCCTAAGAATAATGTGAATGCGAAATTTGGAAGTTCTTTAAATTTCAAACTCATCTTTGCAGTCGTTGTTCCTACTTCAGAAGCCCATGCATATCTATTAGATCCTCCAAAAAGATCGATAAGCTCAGTCTCAAGACTGATTGAACTTCCGCCAAGGACCTTGAAAATCCCATAAGGCTCTGCAGTTGTACGGCTATACGGAGTAACTGAGTGTACTCCGAATGTTGATCTAGGTTGTGTAAGTGACATTTTATAATCCCCCTATTTAAAGTGTTTTAACCAAAACTTGTAACTAACTCCACACCACCCGCCTTGTGAAACTCGGAACTATTTAATAGGTCTAAGGTCACTGGAGCTAGGCTGTTAATTTCTAATTTCTGACTGTTCGAGAATGTATTCCACTTTCCATGAAATAAATCCTCTAGCGCACGCGCGTAGCGGAATATTCTCTTTACTATTGTATTGTCACCATTGCGATCGCTCAGTGCAATGATTACTTGAATCGTAACCGTTTTTGAAGTGTGAGGACCAATTCCATCTGTCGCTATATTGCTCACGCCTAAATATAGGAACGGATCATAAGCCTCTATCTTCTCGTTCATAGTCTGATAAAAATACGCGTTATTATCCACGTTTCTAAGAGCTATTGTGTCGTTTTTTTCTAAGTTAATAGCGGCAATCTGAGTTGGTAGATTGGCTTTTAAAAAGGTCTCAATATCGGTTAATAAAGTCTCAACATCGTAGGTCATTTTAACCCCGACTGTTCAAGGCTCGACTTTACATAGTTATTTATAATGCTAGCCCATCTAAAAAGTGTTCGTTCTTTATCCCCATCAGCTCCTATTAAAACCATAGGACGAATAGCTAGAGTTTTAGTTCCATACTGATGGTACCTTGCGTAGGGAACCGTTGTTCCCAGTATTAAAGTATTCTTATTTATAACTTCACTCACCGCATCAACAGTGCCTGGTAGTGTTACAGAGCCTAATAGGCGACCTGTAGCAAACAAAATAGGATACTCGCTACCGTACTTACGTCTTTTTTGTTTCTTAGTAGACTCTTTTAGATCCTTATATTTCCCAGGACCTTTTAGATTTGTAAGCGCACGGTTCGATTTATACCAATCACGAGAAATTTGAATAAGTGGAAGCGTAAGATCGCCTACCTTCTTTACGGCTTCTCTCATTGCACGCTGGAATTCTTTATCATTAACTGTATATGTAATCACCAGTCATCCGTGCCTTTTTGAAACTCAAACTCTCCTACAAGAGTTCCATCAGGATCCTCTGTAGATTCAGACTGCCAGACTAATCCACCACTAACTAATGTCGCATCAGGAAGAGTAATTTTATTAGCCATAATGTCACTCAACAAATCCATTGCAGCTTGATAAAGATCCGATAATGGATTTTGCTGTCTTACTGGCTCTAATGTTTTTACTTGCTGTAGTCTTTGAACACGACCCGCAACGATCCATGTAGATATTTGTTGAACTATTAATAATGAAACTACTCCTGTTATAGCTGTCTCATATTTACGACTAAGCACTCCATCTATATACGAATCAGCCTCGGTAATCATTCGGGTCACGACTGTATCAGTGGGGAAGGTAGTCGAGGAGAAAGTTAAATTCTTAAACTCCTCGCCTACCTTTGCATGCGTTGTGTAAGCCACGTTAAGACTTCCTTTTCTTTTTAGGAGCCTCTGGAATGACCTTCTCGATCAACCCGCGGCTTACATATTTCTCGGAATAGCTCCCATCGTATGAGTCCCCAGGCTCAAAATACGATTGCTTGCCCTTAATTCGCTTCTTGCTATGGTCGAAAAACCTTCGTTTAACGACGTACCCTTCTTTATTCATTAGGGAAAGCAAGTGTAGCTTTGCATAAAGTACAGATCAAAATCATTAGCACCGTTCATTGTTCCGTTGAAGTCAGCAGTGTTACTCGATACTCGAGTTGTACTAGCTAACATCGTAGGAGCAGTAGCTTCTTTAGCACTATTGAGGTTAGAAAAGAAAATGTCGCCAGCGTTTGTCATGCAACGCTTTACTCCAAGTCTCTCACCAACACCAATGGACCAAGTAGCTGCAAATCCACCAGACTCGCAATTAGCTGGAAAGCTAAGAGAAGTTACTGATGCAAATGCATCTCGGCCAGTTACAGCCGTCGATTGGTTAGCAACAAATTGAAACACCTCAGTGATGCTGGATCCAAAAATGTTGGTTCCAGTAACGCTAAGAGCACAATTTTCTACGTCCCCAGTCGTACCCACAGGAGTAATAACTAAATTCCTAGGAGTAGCAATTGCCGTAAATCCAGAGCTTACAGTTGTAAGAGCCGCACTTGTAGGTCCCGCGTGCGCGCTTAATACGTCTATTGTTCCAGCAGCGATTGGGTTTGTGTAACTTTGCGCTTCAACCATTTTCTGAGTAGGGAATTTAGCATCCCTTCGACTCACCTCAAGGTTAGCAGCGTTACCGCTGCTAAACCCCAAGATGATCAAACCTAAAATTAGTTTTTTCATCTCATGACCCCTTACGCAATTGCGTCTTTAATGAGGTATCCACATGCAGCGTTTGCAACCAAGAATGCAAACTTATCATCAACAGTAATCGCGGTTGATCCGGGAGGATTGTTGAGTGAGTATTTGGTTACTCTTCGAGCTGGCATTCCAGCTTTTTGGAGTCTGTAACCAAAGCTCAATTGATAAGTAGCAGCACTTGTAGGAGCAACTAAAAACGTAATGTTCTTGCCCCAAGCAGCAGCTAAAGAATCAGATTGACCTTCTACTGCACTGTTATAAACAGCGTTTGCAATATAAAGTCTTTCGATTCCCATGGCTTTTGCTAATTCTTGAGCACTCAATTGGCCAGCACGATTTTGTGTGAACCCGAGAGCGTCCAAAATACCAGGGTGATAAGCCAATGTATTAGCAGTCTGCCAATCCATTACTGCAGTGTCAGGAGCTTGACCGCAAGCGGCCCAGATTGTTTGACGTGCAGTTTTGAATTTATCCAAAGGATCAGAATTAGAGTAATCACTGAATTGACCTGTACCAGAAAGTGTTGTGTTCTGGGTTACAGTAGCAGTGCTGGTTAAAAGAGCTGCAAGTGTGCGCTCTTTACGGATCCAAAGCTTGGTTGTAAGTCCCATAACTTCATCACGTTCTGCATCGTAAGGAGATTCAACGTTTGAATAATCCTCTTCTGTAACTACACCTTCCAAACCACGTTTTTCGAGTTGATAACTGGTGTTGGAACGGCTAATAGGTTCTACTCTTTTATAAGTAGCTTCGCCACCAGCAAGATCATTGTCTAGTCTGATGTGTTCATTACCATACTTAGCTAGTTTTCCAGAATCTTGAGTTACCGTAACAACTGGCAATACAGACTCAGAAACATAACCTGACGGAATGTAAGCTGAGCTTACGTTGGTCAGTAATTTATCTACAATCGCTTTATTTTGACTCATTTTATTTCATCCCCCTTAGTGAACGCCGAATACAACTTCGACGTCGAATAGATCCCCAGAAACCGCATCTTCCATAGCCACAGCAATGATTCGGTCATTCTCTGTGGTTGTCGATACTAGCAATCCGCTAGCATCAGATGTAAGAGCAGCACCTTGTGCAATTGTTCCGCCAGCAAGGCCCTTAGCGCCTCCACCAAACGTTGCAATTTCAACTAAGTCCTCTGCTGTGGTTGTAACAGAAGCAACTAATCCAAAAGACAGATCAGTAGCAGCACCGCACAAAACCACATGGTCATCATCTGCACCTTTTTTAACTACCTTACCGATAGCTAGAGCACCAGCAGCTTTGTATGCTCGAATGTTAGGTATTTTTGAACTTGCCATTTTCTATATCCCCCTTATTTATATTTTTCTTGTTTCAATTCTGGATGATCTCTGAAAACTAACGAGTAAGCCTCGTTAATGTTTTTAGCTTTGTTCTCGCTAATGTATTTTTCAGCTAGAACAATAACTTTATCATCTACAGAGCCTTCTTCTTTTTTCTTTTCTGGTACTTCTGCTGTGCCTTTAACAGTTAGGTTAATAGGTTCAGCAAGAGATACGTATTCTGCCATATCGCCAGCTAAGAAAGCTTTTTCTTGAGCAGGACAGGCTTTACCTTCAGATAAAAGAAGACTGAAAGTTTTTTTCTTTTCAGCTAATTGAGCTTCTTGTTTTAAAGAATCTCTTTCACCCTCTACTACTACAACTTTTGTTTGCATGGCTGCGAGATCGGCCTTTACTGCTTCTAACTGTTTTTTCATATCAGCTAGTTCTACAGCGACTGTCTCAACGCCTTCTTTTCCTTCTTCAGACATTGGTTTACCCCCTTGTGAGTTAACTTGTTTTTCCTGTAATTCAATAACTGGCTCCATCTCTTTAATGACCGGCCTGTTTGTTAAGCCAGCTCCTAAAAGAACAGGTCCAAACTTTTTTAAATTCTCGTTATCTTGATAATTAAAAGAAAATTCAGGACTAATGTACCTAAATTCTTTTCCACTTACACTCTTCTCTCCCGCAGGAGTCCATTCCACCTCTGCCCACAGCTCATCGCCCTCTTCTCTAAGCTCAAGACCTTTAATCCAGCCAGCTGCGATATCGTCATTGCGATGTGCGAAGTCTATGGCTAAATCAATTCGTCTTACATCTGATTCGAAGTTGACCTTCATCTGGGATAACATCTCTTTTGTAATCTGGAATGGACCGTGTTGATCATGCTGAAATGTTCCGGTACGAAACAATTGAATTTGTTTCGCTGGATCTTTCTCTGACAAATAGATTTGAAATGATGGTGTTCTAAATAGTTTATTCATAGTCACCTTTTCATATTGAGAAATAAATTTTATTTATTCAATCATTATTTTTGAGATTGCCGTAAACCAAATGAATTCCTTCCATCGGTTCAAAAGATTTCAAACTACCTGTAACCATTAAAGATAAATCGCCAACTACTACCCTGTAGTCGCTCTCTGTCTCTTCGAGCGTGTTAACTAATCCACCCTTATATTGCATGATTAAATCCATCGCTTCCGCGCGCGTGCGAGCAAGTTTTTTACTAATAATAATTTGATGAATACTCATATCTCCCGCTTCTGCGAAGGTAATAGAGGCAAGTGCGCTCTTATTTTTAGGTCCTAAACCGTTCTTCTCAAGTTCTTTATCAGCAGCTTTCGTGCCTTTTAAGTTCGGTACGTATACGCTTTTGCAATTCCAATGAAGGGGTGGCTCAAACCTTCTAAAGTTAGGATCGTCTACAGAAAATGTTTGCCCGGTTAATTCTTGGCAAATCTGTGTGACTGGATCTGGATTCTCGAAAGTAAAACTCTCGATCTGATCCACAACATCATCAGACATAAAGAATGCATTCCTAGCAGAGTTAACAATATTAGCACTAGACGCTCCCGCAGCGGCTTGAATAGATGTGCCACCAATATATTTATCCTTAGCTTTATTTAATTCTGCAGCACGCTCAGCAAGGCCGTCTATCTCAGAGGCACTTTCGAATCTAAATGCTAATTCTTTTTCCATATCCGCTAACTGTGTGCCTACAAGCTGATTGGATAAGAATAATATTTGCTTTTTAAGCTTTGGAGGAAGCTTATCAAACTCACTTAAACTAAAACTATCGAGCTGCTCCATTAGCTTAGCGTTTCTATTACCTGGAATCTCGGCACGTACCTGGTTAAGACTGTCTAAAGATAGTTTGCTCATGAAGTTCTTAAGCATATCTTTATATTCAGACTTCCCAGCAAAAGTAAGGTCCTTTATAGCGGTGAGACGTTGGCTTTTAGAAAGCCGTTGACTCTTCTGAAGGACCTTTTTTATTTGTGTGCTCATAATCTCATCAAGCTTGTTAGTCATGAGCTGATACATAGCTTCTCTACCACCATCAATTAACTTAACGGCTTTTTTACCACTAGCTTCAGATAGTTTTAATGGCTCTGCTGCTTTTACTTCTTCCTTAACCACATCTTCTTTTTTAGGTGGTAATTTTTCTTCTTGTTGACCATTCGGATCCAATGGATTGGGAGGAGGAGTCATTTCTCTCTGACCGTCTTCTGATTTCTCTGGCAAATTATATCTCTCTCTAATGTCTATCTCTAAGTCATTATCGGGAACAATAACCTTCGAGCGTGTGAGGATATCTAGAGTCTCAGCAAGCTCTTTACCAGGCCTGTCTGTGATTCCACTACATGATAATTTCGGATAATAATACTGCTCACCATGATTTAATTTAACCAGGTTGGGAATTAATTTATTATTTATAGTTTCGCAAATCTGACAGGCTATATGTTCTAGCTGTCCTAAAAAGAAATCCGATTGATCAAAACTTAATGCATAAGATCCACCACCAGTCGATCCCAGCTCTAGAAAATTAGCCAAGAATCCACGTGTGATTTCTTTATTCTCGAAATCAATCGCTTCTTTTAATTTAGCTGGATCAAACTTACTTTCAGGAAACGTAATCTCCCAACCAGCAGGCTTTGTAATGTATTGATTCTGTCCCGATATGTATTTACGAAGCACTTCTACTGCTTTAGCAAACTGTGCAGATTCAAACTTCTCTGGAGGAATATCTAATACTGGCGTCGGTACTGCGTACTTCTCAACACCAATAGCCATAAGTTTAAGATACGCTTGCTTACGTTTCCATGCTCCATAAACTGATCTGAGCATCGAAACACCTTCATAGTTATTGCCTTCTTCGTCTAGCGTGAAGAGTAATAAAAACTCTGAAGGAATACTAACCATGCGACCGAAATCGCCGTTAGCTATTTGCTCCACATATAAAAGCTCTCCAGTATTTGGATCAGATACCCACTTATCAATAGTGCGTTGGGACCGGTATCCTAATTGTTGTAGGCCTACAAAGGTTCCAAACTCTGGATGGTCTTCAATGATTTTGTGCTGTACTTCAAACCCACTCCATCCAAAATCTACTAGAGATAATATCTCGTGAAGGGTTCCATTCCACGACTTATTCATACCCTTAAACAAAGTCCACTCAATCTGCTCTGCTAACTTCTCAGCTTCTGGAGTTTCATCCCCAGGTCGGACTGACCACTTTGCTGATTTAATAGGATTTTTAACAGCAGACAGATTCATTCGTACTGTCGAATCACTTCTTCGCATCTTATCGTAGATGTTTGCGGCGTCTGTTCCCCTTAATTCTTGTAGATAGTCTTCAGAAATGTAGCCAGCATACGTTTCAGTCCCAGAAGAACCAATGCCGTCAACATGAATAACCTCAACCTCTCTAGGTTCTGCTATCTGAGTTTGTTGTGGTTGTTGTACTACAGGTGGATTATAGCCAAATAATTTAGACAAGAAACTACGCTGATCATCCGCCATTTGCTCCCCTACCAATTATCTGTGTCTGAAATTATATCGCTTACCATACTTTTGCTTGATTTATCAGGGCTGTCAAGCCAATCGCCCGACCTTGTATGTTGAAACCAGTTTAAGGCTTGGCTCATTCCATCGACTAAATCATCATGAGCACCTTTTGGAAAACTCGCACACTCATGCAAGAATTCTTCTAACCAAGTTGCATGCTCTGGCAAATAGATGTTGCCCGCCTCTATCTCTGGACATACGGCTTGCACACGCGCAACCTTTGACTCTTTTGGAACTATTGGAATTATGCCTGAGATATGATGTTTAAGTGTGTTGATTAAAGCAGCTCCGTTAGCCTTCTCTTCAACAAGCTTAGCGTAAGCCTTAGGCCATTTAGCACATAGGTCTTTGAATGCCACCAGAGTCTGAACAAAGTCCATTCTAGCTCTCGAAACATCCAAAAGATATTTATCCGCACACCTTCGTCCCCACACTTCCCCCACTACATAATCCGAATCGTCGGATTCCTTAAACGCTAAATCCCAAGACATGATGACTTCATCAAACCTGTCAGGCAAGGCTTTATATGTCTTAAACCATTTTGTTTGAATCAACCCGCCACCCATAGGCGCCGGATCTTGTTGGTACTGACCTGAAAAGCCGTAAGAGCCTAAAGCTTTCTTCTGAACCTGTATTTGCACGTCATTCTCTCTATCTTCATGAAGTAAAGAGCCTGTCTCACGCGTAATAGTCTTTTGAGTAATTGGAAATATATAAGTCTTCTTAGTAGGTTCAACGCCTGGAATCTTTAAATGTTCCCAACCACCCTTTTCAAGTAAATGTCCAGTCAGATCCTTTTCATGAAGTCTTTGCGAAACCAAAATGATCACATCTTTGTCTTTATTGTTTAGCCTATTAGAAAATGTTCTATCAAACGCATCTAATACTGATTGTCTCTGCACTTCAGATTCTGCACCTTTTGGATTGTGTGGATCGTCTATCACAATAAAGTTTGCGCCCTTACCTGTGGCACTACCGTGCATAGAAGTACCAATCATTACTCCTCGTTTATCATTCTGAAATTCTGTTTTAACGTTTTGATCTTTAGCTAAAGAGAATTTGTCCGACCATCCCCTTTGATACCAATCTGATTCTATAACAGTACGCCTATCTACGGAATGCTTCGTAGATAATGACTGCGAGTAAGAGGAGAACATAAACCTTAAGTGTGGTTGTGAGATCCAAGCCCATGCTGGAAAGCATACACTAACCAGGCTGGATTTTGCATACCTTGGAGGGATATTTATTATGAGCCGCTTAATTTCTCTCGTGTAACAAGCAGTTAAATGCTCAATTATTAATTCATGATGCCAATTAAATAGTATTGGAGTTTCTGGCTCTAGGATCGACCATGAGTAACCAAAAAATAGCTGTAGATCAAACTCAGCATCACGATAAAATTCAGGGATTATTTTATTGTCTTCCACCCGAATACACTAGTGGGCGTTAAAGCTTTCTTCAATCATTTTTGATCGACATTTAAGATAAAAAATCAATGGATGATGAAGCGCCAGTACTTTTCAAACCTGCTCGAAGGAGGGTGACAGCTTGAATACGAATTTGACTCACTCGGGCCTCGGTTACATCCAAAACTTTTCCGATCTCTTTTTGGTTGAGATCTTTGTAGTAGTAAAGACTTAAGACTAGCCTTTGTCTTTCCGGTAAATCCTCAATGGCTTTGGTGACTAAATCTTTGACAGTCTTTAAATTAAGCTGATTGAACGGATTGTTGATCCGACACGATTCTAATAAATTCAAAATTGATTTCTTATCAACGTTTGAAAATGTGTGTGTGTCGTCAATAGATAAAAGTGAAACTGGACGCACTTGATTAACCAAACTATAAAACTCGTCCATCGAAATTTTCAATTCTTCTGCAACTTCTTCGTCAGTAGCGGGGCGTCCCTTGGATTGCTCTAAAGCTGAATACGTTCTATCCAACAATTTAGCTTTATCCCGAACGGATCTGGGAACCCAATCTTGCGCTCTGAGTTCCTCGAGGATTTCGCCTCGTATACGGAACGAAGCATATGTTTTAAATTTAACATCCCGAGTGGGATCATACTTTTCTATGGCATCCATAAGACCTATCACGCCACTTGAAATGAGGTCGTCTAACTCTATATTTGACGGTAACCTCACAGCAATCTTTTGGGCGATAACCTTAATTAGTGGAGAATGCTCCATAATAAGCTTGTCTTTTTGCTGAGGAGTGAGCTTGTTCGGCTCTTCTTTGTATTTACGCAGGAGATTGCTGCTCATGAAATAAACCCTTTCACCCAATAAGTCCTCGTTTAGGTTTAACGCTATAAATTAATATTAGTGGGCGTTAAAGCTTTCTTCAATCATTTTTGATCTCCTGATGTTGGAGTAGATTAAAGATTATTTCCCAAGGGATCTGGCCAGCAAGGCCTTTCTCACCATCTCGTTTTTCTGGTCCTCAGTCATTTCCTTAGCAGGACTTTTGTCCTCAAACTCGACTGACATTGTGTCTTTCCATTGAGCGCGACATTTAAGATAAAAAATCAAACAAGTATTATCTCCACTCATAGCTTTAGAGAATAGAGTCTCGGTGATTTGCTTTAAGGCTAACGATCTACCCTTTAATATTGTCTGTTTAAGTTCAGGTATTTTCGCAACGTATTCATTGAATTGAGCACGCTCTAAGCCAAAGATATGACCGATCTGTTCTATGGTCATTCCGTGACCTGACATCTTAGCAATCTTGTCTAAATCTTCTGGGCTAAAGGTCCTCTTTGGTCTTGCCATACGTTAAATATAGCAATGTGATGCAGAATGTCAAATTGTAACGCACTATTCCAAATCCGTCGAGTCTTCATTACGACTTCTTAGATAGCGACGAATATCATCTCTCAATCTAATTGATCTCAAGTCGCCATGATCAGCTAATTTATATAAACCTGCCGAATCGCGCTCTAGATCATTAAGCGGATCGAATTGATTCTTCACTAAAATTTGCCAACGCGAGTGATAACCACGATCTCTTTTTTTACCATGGAAATAATGAAGTAGCGTGCCATTCACGAATCCGACATCACGACGAATTAATCTTTCGACTCTTTTTTCAAAATTTAAAACACTTTGAATATAATTTGGATGAAGTCCTTGAGCTAATGTTTCTTTAGCCATGCCAATTAGTGCATGTGCAATAACACCGTCGCCAGCACCCAAAATTGAAGTATCAAACAATGGTCCTGCCAAGCCGCCCATGCTTTCAATAGCATAACGAGTAGCGGCCCAGGCAAAGCCTGGATGAAATAATTGATAATATTTTCCTCTAGCTCCGCCATAGCAATACGGCTTTCCTTTTATATATTGACTCATAAAAGATTGGTGCGTCGCTAAAGATTGTCCGGTAGGACCTAGATCAACCGCTGTCTCGAACATTTGAACGACATGATAATGTTGAAGCTGATTAATCGTTTCATCAATAATGTCATCTCTCATAAACTGAACATCTGCGTCGATCCAAGCGCAATACTTCCAATCTGGCCACGTCCTAGTCAGATGATGAATACCACGATTGATTAAAGATTCTTTTAGCCAAAGCTCATCTAGAGTTCTAAATTGTAAATGAGAAATATTATTTGCTTCTGTAATTTGAAATGCTCGATGTCCTTGTTGAAGTTCGACGGTTATCATATTTACGCCAAGCTTCTTAATTCTAGCTTCAAATTCACGATACAATCTCCATCGAGACTGATAGCGAATCGGATTACTAATGACAGCAACGATATGGAATTTGTCATAAAGATGCTTAACCATATCTACATTATTCATATTAAACCCATTTCTTTTTTCTTTAAGAGAAGCGAATTATAGGCTGATTTTATTTTTCACCAAATCCTATATCCTAGTTTTAAATGAGTATTATAATCTATAAGCCGCCTAGATTCCGGCAGGTCTTCATGTCCGAAATTCATACCGACACCCGCCGACACTGTTAAGTCTCCAAAGTAAACAACTAAGTCATGTTGACTTGAGGCCCACAAAATTCTGACCTCTGCCGTTTGAGGACTAGTGCCTAATCCGGTCCAAGAACTATAGGCAAATGGACCAAACAAATCCTCATGAATTGCAATTCCGCCCTTATATCCCATTCGTTCTGACATGAAAAAATAAGATGGTTCAAATTGCAACGTGCCTTTAGCGAACACAGAAGAACTAAACAATAGAATTACAATAAGTGATTTCATTGATCCCCCTAGATTTGTATTACATTATAAAGCCGTTATATTTTTTGCAAGAATGTTTTTATAATTCTTCAAATAGATCGGGTCTAGATTGAAAAAATAGATACAAGTCTTTAGGTGTAGTGAAAACACTATATCTTAAAGCGCAGTGTGAGTAAGAGAAGTCTGTGCTCTTCATGATTAGTTTACTTAGGATGTTTTTACCTTGAGCTAGGACGATTTCCATTAAAGGCCTTCAGCCTTCCAATTGCGGAGATACTCATCGGCAAGGAATGCTAATCGAATTATATCTCTACATAGTTCTTCTTTTTTATCCATATCGTCTACTTGAGAAGCGTACACCGCCGTGAATCCAGCTTTTTGTAAAAGTTCGATAGCCCAATCTAAATTTACTTTAGGCACTGGACTCATGAGTACTGGTTTTGTCGCTTTTTTCCAGAATAAAAACGCATGAGCTGCAGCGTCGGTACAGTCCACAACCTCTTCTATCCGTTGGCGTTTAGTATTTATTTGCTTTGCCGTAATGGCAATCTGAGCCATTTTATCAGCACGAAGTAATAAACGATTGCCAGCTTTAATATTTAAAACGGTCATTCTTCATCTCCTATAGTACGAACACTACGATTTCTTTTCTTGGATCTTCAGATATCAAAAGACCGTTAGCTTCTTTAAGAAAGTCTTCACAAGCCGATTCATAATCAGTTCCTCGGCCAACCAGCACTTGCCTAAGCTCTGGTTTTGGTTTCTTGCATACTGATTCAAAATCAGTTCCTCGGCCAACCAGCACTTGACTAAGCTCTGGTTTTGGTTTCTTGCATACTGAAGGAATACTAATTAAGTATTGACCCTCGCCATCTAAAGATATCCGGATGTAACTTCCAAATAGTCTAGCGAGCATTACGGCTTTTTTAGAGCTGCTCATTTTTCTGATTCTCTTTTACCAATTGCGTATAGTTTTTTAAAAAGCGCACAGCTATTTTTTTGATTCTCTTGATACAGCATACAAGCCATGTGATTAATAACTTGCTCTGCGTCTTTTGGTTTTACTTTACAATTATGTTTTTTCATCAGAAGCATTACTAATAGTTTAAGCATATATTCCCCTTATAAGGTTTTTAAGTATTCTTCACACGTAACTCTAGGACATGAATTTATCGGTTTACCACAAGAAAATCTCATTAAGAGTCTTGGATGTTTAATGTTCATGCAGATATGAGCATTCAAATGGTTGTTATCTAGCTTTACAGTAGTTGGACCAATTCCAGAGAGCTCTGGTTCAGAGCGTAGCCATCCACGGTTATCATAGTTGAGTTGATAGGCGCCTACGAAACTAACCTTAAAAGTTTTAGGATCGTTATTAAATGTTGAACCGAAAGTAATGAATGAAGTGTCTACGTCTCCAGCCATGGCTAAAGACATTAGTAAGTATGCTAACATTAATCCCCCTTAAACTTTGAATGATGAATCGGCTAAAAGGGATTAGGTCATTTTTTACAAAACAGTGTCAAGTCCTGGATTATTTCTCTTTTGCCTTGTCGTAAAGTTCGAGGGCTTCAAGAGTTTCAATAGGGTCTTTTCTGCCATCTATTAGAGCACTCTCTTCTCTGGCGTTTTCTAGAGCAATGAACAACTCATCTATTCGATGTCGAAGTTCTCTTCGGCGTTCACTATTATGTTCATGTGCCGGTGGATTCGCATCGGCCCACTCAGCGCCATAAACAAAAAGTTTCACAGTAGTTGCTTGGCAACCAGATGTGGTATCGGACTTTAAATATGCTGCGCTCCAGATTTCGTCTTTACGTCCCACTTGTTTCCTCGGCTTCTTTAGGGTTTCGTACATTTCTTCAAAAACCAAAGCTTGTGTGTAATGACGAATATCCTCTTCCAACATAAATGATCTAACTGGCTCAACTGCTAACCATAATTTCTCGCATATAGCTTGGAGCTTATTGTTTTTATCAGCCCACTCGGCTCCGAGTATAAAATCATCTTCATGACATGCTTGTTTGTGGGCTTCATCGAGTATTTGTTCTCTTCTAGTCATTATTATCTCCTCACTTTTACACATTCTGGAATACCACCACTATTGAACACACCTTCAGGAAGCTTTAATATGGCATGAGCGCAAACAGCTTCAGAGGTATAAGCCACCGGCCATAAATATTTTTCGTTTATAGATGAATAGGAAATTAAATAGATCCTCCGCCTTCTTTTAGGGCTTCGTACATTTCTTCAAAAACCAAAGCTTGTGTGTAATGACGAATATCCTCTGATCTAGCTGGCTCAACTGCTAACCATAATTTCTCGCATATAGCTTGGAGCTTATTGTTTTTATCAGCCCACTCGGCTCCGAGTATAAAATCATCTTCATGACATG